TAAGAATTCTTCGCTGGAGGTTTTAATCTCCGTAAGTTTTTGATTTAGCACGTCAAAGACGGTTTTAGCCATTATCTGCCCTGCCCTCTGTATTCCTTAAAACTGCGGCGTTTATGCTTATTCATCGAATTGATCTTCAGCGCGCCGTTGCCAATGCTTGTACCTTTTGTAGTACGGTTTAGGCGTATAGCTTCGGCGGAGTCCATACCTGATTTTTTAGCCACGTTGTGGTCCTCGTTGTTGCATCTGTTGAGCCTTAGCCATGTCTAGTATCGCTTTAGCCTCATCCAGATCGTTCTTGGCTTGGGCTTGTTCGTTCTGAGAAGCTATGCGTGCGGCCTCAATGCTAGCTGTGCGTTCTGCTTTCTGTGCATCCAACTGCAATCTGGCAGCGTCGAGGGCTGCATCTGCTTGATCTTTCTGGGCTTTACGCTGCTGCTCGGCTTGCTTCAACTGTAGCTCTGCTTGCTGCATCTGGATGATTGGGTCTTGCATCTTCTGCTGTGCTGCGGCCTGTGCGGCTTTGGCTTGGTTTTCTTGAGTAAGCTGCTGTCCTGCCTGTGCCAACAAACTAGCAAGTTTTACTTCAAACTCTTCTGACAGCTCTGCATTTGGCGCGTTGAGGGGAACACCCATCTTTTCTTCTATCTGCTGCCTATATAAGAACCCAGTATGCTCCGCCAAGTGCGCCTGTAACGCCGCCATAATTTGATTTGCAGCGGGGTTTTGCCCAATCATTGCGGCAATCTGTGGGTCTTGTATGAAGGCTTGGTGGGTAGCAATGTGCGCCTGATGATCTTGACTGATAAACGCCTTGATGGGCTTACCAACTAGAGCGTTCATGTTCTCGCTTACTGGGTCAGTAGGTTTGATGTCGTCTTTGGTCGGTACTAGCTTGTCGGCGTTCTTGATACCCAAGACCTCGATCATCTGACGATGAAGCTGTGGGAGGTCGTAGATTTGTGGGGTGGCCTGCGCCATCTGCAACACGGTTTGGTACTGGACCACTCGCTGGGCCATTGTGCTGCTGTTGGGATCACTGACGGGAATTACTTCCACCATGGCATAGTCGGCGCGTCGCGCGCGGGGTTCACCACGATCAGGCACGTACATATACTCTTCCGGCGCGTACTCAGCAATGATCTTTCTAAGGAGTTTAAACTCCTGCTTCATCGCGTAATGGACACGGGATTGCACCGCTGCCATCGGCTTGAGAGTACGCTCTAGTAGAGCGAGTGTTGTTCCGACAGGCGCATTAGCGCTCATGTCAGAGATATTCATATCCGAGATTGCCCCCAAACGTCGGCCTTCTTCGGTGATCTGCTTCAATAATGCAAGAAGTGTCTGGCTCGGCTCCTTATAAGGCAGCGGCATTATGTTATCGCGGATGCTGCCAGAAGGCACATCTACATCACGGAATTCACCGGGACCAATCGGTGTGTCATCGCCCTTAACTCGTAGTCCGCGAGATTTGAGACCACCGGGGAGATTGGATAGGCTTCCAGCGTCAACGAGCTGACGGATAAGAGAAGTGCCAGCTTTAGCATAGCCACCGATAATGTGAATAAGTCCGAGTCCATAAAATCCAAATCCGGGGACGTACACATAGTGTACGAAATGTTGACGCTTTAGCGTCAGAATATCGTCAGGGTTCCAGTTGCGGCGGATAGCCAACACTTCGCCCGTACCTTTTTCAAGTGTTACCACATAAGGCTTTGCGATCTGTAGATCATCGCTGTCGCCCTCTGCGTCCATGCCGTCCACACCGTCAATAATCAGGTCAGCGTGGACCTCAAGTATTGTGTAGCGATCGTCAGAAGTAAGAGATATACCTGACTGCTCGGCTTTCGCCTCTTCTATATCGCTAAAGAACGAAACTGGGTCGCCTAACTCTACTTCTCTGTAGAATCCAGCGGCCTGTAGCTTGATTAACTCGTTTTTTGTCTTGCGCATTACATGCGTAACACGCTCCGCAGACTCAATATTAGAGGCTCCGTAAGGGACAATTACGTCTTCAGCAGGGATATATAAGGCTACTTGACGGCCCAAATTGGGGTCAAAATACACCTTTTTGAAGGCTGAACCGGCCAATCCGAGGCTATATAGCATACGCTCATGTTCGGGGCGGTATTCTACCATAACCTCAGTTAATTCATAGTTCATATCCGTCTTAACACGGAGGGCTGCGTCTTCCTTGTCTTTGGTAGCTTCACCAAGAATTTTAGTCTTAACAGGGCCAGCAGCGGGGAATGTTTCGCTCATAGCTTCTGCTTGGAAACGGATAGCGGCCTCCGCCAAAATATTGCTATATACGCCACACGCGTTTTCCCAAGGCTCAGTACGCTCTTCGTAGTTGAAGCCTATGACATCGAGACCCTTCACATAGCTATCAGCCCAGTCGCGGCGGGCGGACATGTCACCTTCGATAGCTTCGCAGAGATCGCTAGAGATTTCCTGTAGCTGTTTGTCGTCAAGATAGTCAGCAAGGTTTGCGTCAAAGGGTGCTGCGTCAATCTCTTCTATTTCTTCGCCAAAGCTAATCTCAACGCTACCGTCTTCAAGCTCTACCATCACGGGCAGGTCTTCGCTTGTGGCTATTGTCATATCGACCATAGCATCAGGAGCCATCTCTTCGCCCATCAGCTCCCCTTCAATGCCTTCGGGCATTCCGTACAATCCTTTTTCAATAGCCATGTTATTTGCCCTGTATGAAATCTATTAGTCTATCCAGCATGGACGGGTTCACTGGTTCTGCCGCCGGTACGGGAAGTCTTACTCCGTACTTCTCTTGTTTCTCTGGCGTTAACCAATTTCGGAACTCGCTTAACAACTCGCGTTGGTTATCTTGTGCACCCCGCAAGTTTCTAAAGTCGCCTTTATCGCGGTTATATCTAAGCATTTCGTCGTACGCAACATTGCTATCTTTACTGGAATCTATGTACTTATGTTCTTGGTAGCTACTTAACGGCTCCCCCTTGTTGCGCCCAGTCTCCTCTAGGAAGTCTAAAAACGCAGGGCTGTCAAAGCCTCTATGCGTAAGCTCGTGGGCAACTGTACCGGGGTATGTATGTCGTTCCCCCCCACTCAGATAGCCTTCTTTACTAGCGTAGGCCCGCTCTGCTTCGTTGCTTCCTACGGGCATAAATACTGATACGCCTTTACTGCCGAGCAGGTCTCTATCTGGAGGGGTGCCCATATATTCAATGGTCCGAGCTTTTTCTAGCGAGCTACGTCTTTCAGGCTTGAATGCTTCGTCGGGGAACCCCAGCCCCCGCATCGATTTAGTATACATCCCAAGTATATTAGGTAGTCCTTGACCACGCGTTGTGTAGTTCCGTATCTGTGCACGATCTTCGTTAGTGCCTTTGCCGTACCCAATCGCGGAAGGCAATCCAAACTCGCCGCCAAACCTAAGCTCTGGAGGCAGCTTGCGCTGTACCTCGCCCATATACTCTTGGTCACCAAACTCAACCGATGCGTCAAACGCAGCCCGTTGTTCAGGAGTTAGGCTAGCCAGCCACTTTTCAAGTTTCGTTTTCTCTGCCATTAGTAGTATCCGCCGCGATGTCTGTATAACGGTTCCTCGTCTGCCTCATCTGTGGGTAAGCGGATAAACCCGCCTTGACGAAACCGCATTAAAGCCATTATTGTGCTATCCACTAAGTCGTCGTGTGATACAAAAGGGAACCCGGCTACTTCCTCTACGAGTTCTTCTGCCCAACGTGTTTGTGGTACCCAAACTAATCCAGAGCTTACTATATCAGCAACTGAGTTTAAACGCGCTATTTTATCCCCCGAACCCCTATGTGGTGTATACTCCTGAACCACCAATCCCATCCTACGCATTTCTTGGTATAGCGGCGTACCGCTACTTTTCTTTTCCACAATAAACGCATCGGGTTCCCAAGACTTAAACTCTCCGTATGCCAACTCTTTTAACTCAGGAAACTCTACCCGCTTCTTGATTGAGTTTAAGAGTATGATCGAATAGCGGTTCTCTTCTTCATTAAAGAAAACACCCCACGTAGTTAGCGCCGTGTAGTCCGCCCTATTGTTCTTCTCCGCCGCAGCGTCCAAAGACATAATCACATACTCGCATCTAGGCGGGTCTTCATGCTTCCACTCTTGCCACCACTCACGCTTAACAATAGCCGCTTCTTCTGCGGTGGGTTTCTGTTGGTACTGCGCGTTCCACTGGAATAGCGGCATTGATGCTTTGGTTCTGTACAAGGCATCGAGATTAAAAAACTCAGGCCAAAGGGGCTTTTCTATGGTTTTAGTTACGGTTTTGCGTGTGTCTGGGTCTTCGACTTCCTTTTCAATCTCCAAAATCGCTGGAAACTCTACCACTTCATACTCATCAGCCAGATCAGACTGAGCCATATCCCTAGTCACGCGTCCGGTCAGGTCGTCCAAGTGCCAGCGAGTTTGTACTATGGCAACGCGTCCGGCGGGCATCAAACGAGTTCGTGCTCCGTAGGTAAACCACTCATAGGCTTTATCGAAAACATCTAAGTTCCCGTTAATAATGTCTTGCTCGTTGTGCGGGTCGTCGATAAGAAGCAAGTGAGCACCACGACCGGCGAGTGCTGAACCCACACCACACGCAAAATACTCTCCCCCCGCGTTAGTATTCCACCTACCTGCTGATTTTGAGTCCTGAGCTAGCTGGACGTTGGGAAAAATGGCTTGGTACTGCTCTGTCCCTATTAAATTTCGCACTTTTCGACCAAAATCTACCGCAAGATCAGTAGTATGCGAGACCATCAGGACTTTTTTGTCAGGATTTCGTCCTAAAAACCACGCCGGAAAGTAAATAGAGATGAGTTGGGACTTACCGTGGCGCGGGGGCATGTTTACGCAGACCCTATCTTTGCCAGAATCAGGCAGTTCTTCGCCTTCCTCGTTGTAAGTCTTCCCTTTTTCGATCTCCATCAGCAGGTCAGCTAGGATTCTGTGGTGTTTTCCCACCTTATAGTCGGGCTGCATGGCACAACAAAAGGCAATCAAGTCATTATAAGACGCTTCTGCCCTCTTCCTAACCTCCAGCTCCTCGACAATCTTGTATATCTCTGCCTGTTCCTCGGGTGTGTACGAGTTCAGGTTTTGTAGGAGCAGGTCTATTTCCTCTGGAGTAAACTCTGGAGGTGGTGGTCTAACCGTTAAGTCAGTCAACTGTGAATCTCGGCGAGGTGCCCGCATCTAATTATCTTCTTCCTCTGCCTCGTAAACCCCTTCCGCGTTTTGTTTGAGCACGGTTAGTTTCTCTCTGAGTTTTTCCCGTAGCTCGTCCGCAGTCTGGTGGGTCACTGTGATTTCTTTGCGGTCTGTGAACAGACCAACGTCAGTCATCTTTCCCAAAAGCTCCAAAGCCCGGATGCGTATTCTTGCGTCGGGGTTCTCGGTTTCGAGTATGAGCTTGTTTGTTACAGTATTGCGGATTTCAGCAGCGTGGGTTGCCACTAGTTGGCCGAATTCCTTGAGTATGTCGTTGGTCTGAAGAAGGACTGCTGGAGTCATCTTCGCCGTTCTGGCGTGGGAAAGTTCTTTTGAGGTGGACTCCACCTCTTCCGCGTAGGCAGCAGTAAGGGTAGCCGCAACGTCTTTGTCTATCTCATCAGGATCATCGAATTCAAGACCATGTTCCTGTAGCTCATTTATAGTTCGGCATGCAGCTTCTACGCGTTCCTTTAAGTCAATATAAGAAACGTTGTCCGGTATCTCGATACCAAACTCGGGTGTGAGGGCTAAGGCCATCTGTATAAATACCTTTTGGGTGCAAGCGGTTAAGCTGTTTTGCGGAGTATATAGCAAAAATAGAAAAAGGAAACAAGTACTTGGGACTCCTATGGGGGGTACTTTGCTATTTAAGGGGGGTGGGGTCGAACCGGGGCGGCGGCAAAAAAGAGGGGGTGGGGGGTGCTTTGTTACTAATGTACCTTTTTTTAGTGAGAGGGCGCAAAACGTACTTAAGGTAAAGTATAAGAAACTTGTTTGGCTACGTTAATTACCCGCTTTCCCCCGGGAACTCACTAAAATACCAAATCATTCGTGCGTAATAGTATGTATACAGGCGGGCGGAGTCCCATGTGGTGTCGCGGGGGGTGGGGGGTAGGTGGGGGGCGCATATAAGCTACCGCTATTTTTTGGGGGTACTGCGTAACAGCGTTACGCACTAGACAATTAGAGAAACAAGTTTGGGAAAATAGCATGGTCAAAGAGGGCATAATATGGATAATAGAAACCATCGAAGCCAAACGGTTCCGATACGGCAATCATGCCAATCTATAGGAGACTCAATATGAGTACTATTAAACTTTTTTCTGCTAACCTTGTTTCCCTTGGTGTTAAGGCGACTACCAGTGAGATTGACGCCTCACTTGCCCTTGCTGAGTTTCATGCCCGCCTCAAACGGCATGGTGTGGATCGCGCCAATATTAAGGAATACCGACACGAATTCGATCGGGTCGCGCTTGGTTATCTTGACACCAAGCATAAGGGGTTCAGCGCTTGGTTAGACGGTTCCAAGGATAGTAAGGGTACGGTCGAATCGCCTTTCCTTAATCAGAAGGGCAAGCCATACACCAAGCGCGAGTGCGAGGCGCTGGTAAGGGCATTACGCAAGAAACGAGTCGATACCTACGAGAAACACCTCAACGGCGCCGACAAGACCAAGACCGAGCGCACCAAGCGCACGATCTTCACTCAGGATGTGCGAGCATTGCATCCTAGAATGGTGGCGTTCCAGAAACTGGAAACACCTACGCAGTATGAGATGGACCACCTACGCTTGATTAAAGGGGTTATAGAGCACGCAGTAGCGCACGACCCGCAAGCAAAGGCTGAGTTCAACGCGCTCGAGGCTAAACAAGCCAAAGCGACTAAGTAATACCACCGAGAGGGGCAGGCAATCTGCCCCTCTCTTTTTTCGGAGAGTAGATATGAACATGACCGAAAGTGAACTTAAAGCAAAAGCCGAAAGGCTAATTAAGAGAGCATTAAAATTGAGGAGTGAGATTGGCGATGTCGCCACGTGGTGCGATAGAGACGAAGTTGGACGATACAACCTCAACACTCTCATCAATAATCTTGATGCTATGAACAATCCCTCTCGACCTACCATTAAACTTTTACGTTAACCCACAGGGGCGGCTCTTCGGAGTCGCCCTTTTTTTGTCCCGAAAA